AGCCTTTAGAATCAACGACTTGCTGTGTTCCAGTCGAACGGAACATTGCGGAACAAGCGGAACAGAATACTTTCGTATTAACATCTGTTAACAACATCATCATCATCTCCCTGCTACTATCACTAAAAGATCGGAACAAAAATCAAGACAAAGAAAAAGCCCACCGAAGTGGGCTGGTTGGAAGCGTTGGGTGCTTATTTATTAACTGCTGTTAATACGGCTTGCAAAGCTTTTGTGGTTTCCACAAGATCAAAGTCTGCATCGGTTGACTTCTCACACTTCTTGATCAAGTCTGCGATATGTTCTTGAATCTTGGTTTTCAAGCTTGTGGGCTCGTTCGTGGTTGCTTCTTTTGGAAACGCATATTTAACGATGCGTGAAAAGTAAGTGTCACATGTTGCCCTTGCGTCTTTTTTGGCTTGGTTGACGTATTCCCAAGTGTCACGTTGACCCGCATCGAGGGCATTAAACTCTTTTGAATTCTTGCGTGGCAATTCAGTGTTTAAAGCTTTAACGTGACGCTTATCAATGGCGGGTAAAATAGCGTCTGCGATAAACTGCGCTTTAACTTCAAGCATAGCAGTTTCAGTGCCAAAAAACGCACGCACCTTTTGACCCGCAGTTTCCCATTTATTAACAGTGTTAATATCTTGGCGCACTGCGTTTGTGCATGCTTCTACTGTTACTGAATAGTCAGTTGTTTGTGTGTTTGTGTTTGTCATGTGAATCTCTCCGTTAATTAAAGTTAATGTGAATGTCTTGTTAGGACACTTCTATATTACCCCATAGTGTTAATAATTCAAAGCATTTATTAACTGGTGTTAATATTTTCCCAGCCTATTAACTGACCCCCACCCCCCAAAATAGCAGATGGGACTCCGCCCTCCAATCCTACATATTAATATGCACAACCAATCCTACTCATTCCAAATTCGTAACGTGCGCGCACACTGTGCAGAGTTAATAACCGGAACAAGGCATACCTAAAGATCTTTACACAACCCATTTATTCCCAGGATACTTATTGCCGCTTTTTGGAACACCCCCCGTCACCTTTTTATTTCACGACCCCCCACCCCAATATTTGCAAAATTTTAAAAACACTGTACACTTTGGTAAACCAAATGCAGGAGCCACAAACCGCTTATGCCTATTATTGCTACGCCAGAAGTTGGGATCCCACTCCCATTTGACACCACGCCTGAAGAGATAGAGTCTTTTCGGGAGAAGGCGCATGCCTACTTCAAGACAGTCGAAGCCCTCACTAAGCAGGGTTTAGAGATTGATATCACCCAGCAGGACAAAATGGAATCGCACCAGATAATGGCGTCGAAGAAGTTACCCCCTGCAAAAAACCTGACCTCCGGAACCATATTGAATCTTGAAGCTATTCTGACGGAATGGGATCAAGAGGTTTTAGACGTTAATCGGCGGCTGCGTAACTACACTACTAATAAGTTAATAGTGGAATCCGTTGACCCAGATCCCAAGCAAAGAATGCGTGCACTGGAGAATCTTGGCAGAATTGGTGCTGTTGGGCTGTTTAGCGAGAAGATTGACGTAACAGTTACGCACCGTACCGTAATAGATATTGAGTCTGAACTGCGCAAAACATTGGCGTTATATGGCAGTCCAATAGTGGATGTGGAAGCTAAAGACGTGCCTAAAAGTATTGATGACATAGATTTGGACGAAGAACTAGGAAGAGTAGATGGATCCGAAACTGCTGATTGAAGCGGAAAAGCTCCTTCCTAACTTGCCAGAAGCAGCGCAGCAGAAGGTAGGTCAGCTTATTGCCGAAGCTAGGAAAGCAGTTACAAAGCAAAAAGCAGCTAACGACTTTATGGCATACGTTAATTATGTGTGGCCTGGCTTTATTCACGGCAGACACCACGAAAAGATGGCCCGTGCCTTTGAGCGAGTAGCCCGTGGTGAGGTCAAGAGGCTCATTATTAACATGCCGCCTCGGCACACCAAGTCAGAGTTTGCGTCTTACCTGCTCCCAAGTTGGTTCCTGGGAATGTATCCGGGCAAAAAAATTATCCAGACCAGCCACACTGCTGAGTTAGCGGTGGGTTTTGGCCGAAAAGTACGTAACTTGGTGGATTCTGATGCCTATAAAGACATATTTCCAGACGTTGCGCTCCAGTCCGACTCTAAAGCGGCTGGTCGTTGGGCTACAAATTACGGCGGTGATTACTTTGCTATCGGTGTCGGCGGCGCTGTTACTGGTAAAGGTGCTGATTTGCTCATTATTGATGACCCTCACTCCGAGCAAGAGGCCGCACTAAGCGAAACTAACCCAGAAATCTACGATAAGACGTATGAGTGGTACACATCTGGCCCGCGTCAGCGCTTGCAACCAGGCGGAGCCATTGTAGTGGTGATGACTAGGTGGTCAAAGAAGGACTTGACGGGTCAAGTACTGAAAGCAGCGGCGCAAAGGTCGGGGGAAGAGTGGGAAGTAATTGATTTCCCGGCTATTTTACCTTCGGGTAAACCCTTATGGCCTCAGTTTTGGTCGTTGAAGGAACTTTCTGCCTTAAAAGAGGAACTTCCCAACGGAAAGTGGATGGCGCAGTACATGCAGCAGCCCACTTCGGACGTATCTGCCATTATTAAGCGTGAGTGGTGGAGAACTTGGCCAGATGATGACGCACCTTTCTGCGAATTTGTGATTCAGTCTTGGGATACGGCGTTTTTAAAGACAGAACGCTCGGACTATTCAGCCTGCACAACATGGGGCGTGTTCTATAAACCAGATTCTCTTGGGATAAATAGGGCGAACATTATTTTGCTCAATGCGTTCAAGTCTCGCATGGAGTTTCCAGAGTTAAAGCAGCGGGCGATGCAGGAATACAAAGAATGGAACCCAGATACTCTGGTGGTTGAGGCAAAAGCGGCAGGAAGTCCCCTCATTTTTGAGCTTCGTGCGATGGGCATACCCGTGCAAGAATTTACGCCCACTAAAGGTAACGACAAGATAGCCCGGTTAAACTCGGTGGCTGATATATTTGCGTCGGGAATGGTGTGGGTTCCCAACACCAGTTGGGCGGAAGAACTTGTGGAAGAGGTTGCAAGTTTTCCGTCTGGCGAACACGACGACATGGTGGACTCCATGTCACAAGCACTTATACGTTATAGACGTGGCGGCTTTATTAGGCTAGAGTCCGATGAAGAAGATGAACCACGGCAATTTCGCAGAAAAGAACCGTACTATTAAGGATCAGACATGGCTATTGATAAAGCACTGTACCAAGCACCACAAGGCTTAGAAGCCCTGATAGGAGAGCCAATGCTTGAGATTGAGATGGAGCCTGAGATTGAAATCACTGAGTTAGAGATTTCTATTGGCCCAGAGAAGTCAGAAAGCGACGATGAGTTTGACTCTAACTTGGCTGAGTTCTTAGATGAAAGCGTGCTTGAGGAACTTGCCAGTGAGTTGGCCAGTGACTTTGACGATGACATTGGTAGCCGCAAAGACTGGATGCAGACTTATGTAGACGGTCTAGAACTCTTGGGGATGAAGATCGAAGAGCGCACCGAGCCATGGGAAGGTGCGTGTGGTGTGTATCACCCCCTGCTCTCAGAAGCTCTGGTTAAGTTCCAAGCCGAGACAATGATGAGTAGTTTCCCTGCCGCTGGGCCGGTAAAGACCCAGATCATTGGTAAAGAAACACCAGAGAAAAAAGCTTCTGCTGTTCGTGTGCAAGAAGACATGAACTACCAGTTAACAGATGTAATGACTGAGTTTCGTCCAGAACACGAGCGCATGCTGTGGGGCTTGGGCCTATCTGGTAATGCGTTTAAGAAAGTCTATTACGACCCGCACATGGAGCGTCAAATCTCTCTGTTTGTGCCAGCGGAAGATTTAGTTGTGCCATACGGTGCAAGTAATTTAGAGACGTCTGAACGTGTGACACACGTCATGCGTAAGACTGAGAATGAGCTACGCCGTTTGCAAGTGGCTGGCTTTTACCGTGATATTGACTTAGGTGACCCAGACAATGTGCTGGACGAAGTTGAGAAGAAGATTGCGGAAAAGATGGGCTTTAGAGCCACAACTGACAGCCGCTACAAACTTCTTGAGATGAGCGTTGATCTTGACTTGCCTGGTTACGAGCACGAAGAAGATGGCAAACCTACAGGTATCAAACTGCCATACATCGTGACCGTTGAAAAAGGATCAAACAAAGTTTTGGCCGTGCGCCGCAACTGGGAGCCTGATGATGAGACCTATCAAAAACGACAGCACTATGTCCATTACGGATATGTTCCCGGATTTGGCTTCTATTGTTTTGGCCTCATCCACCTCATTGGGGCTTTTGCTAAGTCAGGCACTTCTCTTATTCGTCAGCTTGTCGATGCTGGTACTTTAAGTAACTTGCCCGGTGGCTTCAAAGCTCGTGGCTTGCGAGTTAAAGGAGACGACACTCCAATTTCTCCCGGCGAGTGGAGAGACGTGGACGTGCCAAGCGGTACGATTCGTGATAACTTATTGCCGCTTCCATACAAGGAACCTAGCCAGACATTGATGGCATTACTGGGTCAGATTGTGGATGAGGGACGTCGGTTTGCAAATACCGCTGATCTTCAGATCAGTGATATGTCTGCTAACTCTCCAGTTGGTACAACACTGGCTATTCTGGAACGTACGTTAAAAGTGATGAGTGCTGTGCAAGCACGTATTCACTATTCAATGAAGCAAGAGTTAAAACTCTTAAAAAATATCATTGCTGCGTACACGCCGGAAGAATACGAATATCAACCCACTGAAGGTTCACGTAGAGCCAAGCGCAGTGACTACGATGATGTGTACGTTATTCCAGTCAGCGATCCCAATGCGTCAACCATGGCGCAAAAGATTGTGCAATACCAAGCAGTAATGCAGTTAGCA